CGGTATTAAAACCTTCACTTCTACCCCAGTACTACCTGCAAATGCTACTACAGCATTGCAGGCCGTACCCAAGCAACAACTAGATGCGGTTGAGGGGGCTTTAGACAGTAGGTTAGATATCTTAGAAGCTCGCGACTCATGGCATTATTTAGGCACTGCCACTTTTAGTGCATCCCCGAACCTAGCCTTTGACGGAATCCCTGCTTGGGTGAATGAGTTGCAGGTTACTATTGAGGAGTATAGCGCAACTGCGTCGTCCGCCTTTGTACTGCAGCTTGCTGTGGGAGGTGTGTACCAAACTACAGGGTATGTGGGTTCGGAGGGTCGCGTAACTGCTTCTGCTACCGGTTTCAATACCGCTGTTCAAGGTATACCAGCGCTACTCTCTGCCAGCGCCGGTATAATTGCAGAGGGTGTATTCACCCTACGGCGTATGACAGGTAATAAATGGAATGCGACAGGAAACTGGGGAGCTGGCACAGCTAATGGGTTTGTAGTTAGTATTGTGACGCTATCCGGCCCTCTCAGTGGTATCCGCCTGAACACGTCCGCTGGGAACTTAGATGGAGGTGTTCTGCATATAGCAGGACGCGCTTAACTGGCTAAATGGCCAACAACAATAAGGAGATTTAAATTATGGCTGGTATTGTATCCGCTACTGATGCACAAGTTCAAACTGCACGGGACAAAGTGCATGCTCTATATCGCAAACTGCAAGACATCTCGCAAGGTCCGCTGCCACCGAAAGGTGCACTGTCTGCCCAGCAGATTGTCGAAGTAGATGCAATCGTTGATGCAGCTGTCGCTGCTATCGCCCCGCTGAACACTTAATAAGTGGCAGCTTCGGTCAGTTCTCTTCAACTACTGCATGAGGCACTGGCTGAAATGTTCTTGGAAGATATTCGTATCTGCCGCGAGGAAGGTATCCCGATGTCTGCATCCGACAAGGGTGTTATCGTGACCTTCCTCAAGAACAACAACATTACAGCTGATGTCACGGACGAACAAGTCCAAGCAGTAAAAGAAGAGTTTCAAAATGAGCTGGCAGCTAAACGTGCTGAACGAGCCAAGCGTATTACGCAACGTGCTGGTCAAGACATGGATGGCCTTGTCGGCGTACTCTAATAGTTTTATCAAGTGCATTCTACGATTAAATTCGTGGAGTGCATTTCAGTAAACCTAGGAGGTACTATGTTAACAGAAAAGATTATTCGGCGTATTAACATGCTCGCCGAGAGAACTAAAGAGTGGGAACCTAACTGCAAGAACATCCCTGTGGAAACACGTGAGGAGTTTGCAATGATGTTCGCGAGTACCTTCAGTGAGTTCGAGGACTTTGCGGACTTAGGTATGCGTTACTTAGGTTTTACACTTAGCCCTATGCAACGAGACATTGCAAGGTACATGCAGTATGGCCCACGTAAATCAATGGTGCAAGCACAACGAGGCGAAGCAAAGAGTACCTTGGCTGCGCTGTACGCAGTGTGGACATTGATTCACGATCAGAGCGCACGTGTCCTAATTGTGTCTGCTGGTGAAGATCAAGCATCTGACGTAGCGACACTTGTGATTCGTGTTATTGAACAATGGCATATCCTATGTTGGTTACGTCCTGATAGTGGCCGTGGTGATCGTACCTCATACGAACACTATGACGTGCATTGCGATCTGAAGCCGGTGGATAAATCTGCTAGTGTTTCCTGTATTGGTATTACAGCTAACCTTCCCGGACGTCGTGCTGATCTTTTGATTCCAGATGATATCGAATCCCCGAAGAATTCTATGACGCAGACTATGCGCGATCAGTTGCTGCACTTCTCGAAAGAGTTCAGTGCAATCTGTACGCACGGTCGTACCTTGTACTTGGGTACACCTCAAACCAAGGAAAGCATCTACAAGACACTTCCTGCCCGTGGCTTTGAGGTTCGTGTATGGACTGGCCGCTACCCTAACAGGGAAGAGCTGGAGAACTACCCTGCTGGCACCCTTGCCCCCTTCATCTACGAGGCGCTGGAGCGTGACCCTACCTTGGGTACCGGCGGTGGCTTGGACGGCACCAGAGGCCAGCCAGCCGACCCTGTGCGCTTCAATGAGGAGGCTTTGCTAGAGAAAGAGCTGGACTGGGGGCCAGAAGGCTTTGCCCTGCAGTACATGCTGAACACATCCCTGTCCGACGCCATGAGGACAAAGGTCAAGCTATCTGACCTAATTGTAGGCGCATGGTCGGCCTCTGCTGCGCCTGAGCTGATTCAATATAGTGCGGAGCCTCGGCTGCTGTACAAGCACGAGCACCCTGCCCTGAGCGGCGAGAAGCTATATATGGCGGCCAGTGCCAGCAACGAGTACATCCCGTACCAATATAAGGTCATGAGGGTTGACCCAGCTGGGGATGGTGGTGACGAGGTAGCCTTCGCTGCCGGTGGTGTTGCCAACGGTTACGTGCACATCTTCACGGTTGGTGGCCTACGTGGCGGTATCTGCAAAGAGAACATACAACATATTCTTGATCTATGTATTGAACTTGATATTCAAGTACTGCGCATTGAGAAGAACATGGGGCACGGTACAGTAGAAATGCTGTTCGTAGCGGAGGTTGAGCGCTACAAGAATGAGGGTAAGATTCAGAAGCTCATTGGTGTAGAAGGTGAGTACAACACTGGTCAGAAAGAACGCCGTATTATTGACACTGTATCACCACTGTCTCGTAGGCATAGACTCGTAGTGCACCAACGTGCGCTAGAGGATGATGCACAATACTGTGCGTTACATGCTATGGATAAGCGCACTGTGTCTTCGGGCTTCTATCAGTTAGGTAATATCACGTATGATCGTGGTTCCCTGTCCATGGACGACCGTGCAGATTGCATTAGCGACTTGGTACGAGACCTTAGCAAGATGATTGCTGTGGATGATCGCGAGGGTGAGCGTAAGCGCAAGGAAGCTTTAACAAAAGAGTTCGTAGCTAATCCTATGGGCAGAGAGTTAGATACTCGTGCACCTAAGGGTGTACGGGCAAGCGTTAGAAAGTGGAGGCGCTAATGAAGTTCACTAGTGTGTTCTCTGTCATTTGGCAGAAGGTATTTAATGGATTGCGGGCTATTACTGCGCAATCTTATATTGAGGCAAACGTAAAGCGTGGTGTGCAGTATTACTTCAACCATGAGTTCGCTGGTGTAGCTGTTGGTGCTACGCGGAACTTCGTGTTCACTACAGGTGCTAAACCAGTAATCATCAAGGTGCGTCGATTGTCGTTCAGTCGTAGTACTAAGGTTGAGTACACCTCCTATGAGGATGTAACATTCAGCGCAGGTACAGACGCTGTTATTGGCAATGAAAGTCGTATCAACCCTGTACCGACAACTGTAGCAATTAAGCACACTGCAACGCTAGGTGTACTACCCGCAGGTTATCGTAGGTTGTACACGTATGGTTCAGGTGCTAACACAGGTAACAGTTCGAGTGTAGGCCTAGCTGTCGAAGGTTTGGAAACTGTACTGAAACCAAACACGACGTATGCAGTGACTCTTGTGAATGTATCTGGTGATGTATCCGACATTCAGATTGAGTTGTCTTGGTACGAGGGTGTATTAGATTTACCTGCGGAGGAATAATGTCTAAGTTCACACGGTTCCGTGACGCAGTGTATATTGAAGTTGGTAACGCTCTAATAGGGATGTTGCTGGATAAACTCAAAGGTACTCTGAGTAGAAAGGGAAATGATGCAGGAAGCACAGGTGACATCCCCGAACCCCCAACATTCCATGGAGGTTCGGATGGCGTTGATGGAGTCCAGACAGGACAGGGTGGAGTCCGATATGAAGAGCCTAGCAGAGAAGTTCGATGAACGCTTTGATAAACTAGAAGGTCATGTGCTGGAACTGAAGACGAAGAATCCAATTATGGATTTCCTTCGAGAGAAGTGGCAAGTTGTGACTCTACTGGTAATCCTGTTAGTAGGTCAACCATCTATGGATGTACTGCATCTCGTTGTGCGCGTACTGTTTCCACAGGTGTCTTAATGATTGACTTTGAAGTACTAGGAGTAGTAGCCTGTGGGTTGCTACTCCTTATGATTCTGGATAAAGGGAGGAAATAATGGCATGGACAAGTAAGTACTTTCAGCGCATTGAGTTCCGGTGCAAGTGCGGCTGTGGTGATGCGAACATCAATCCGTTGCTTTTACCAGTGCTGGATGATCTACGTGAGCACTTCGGTGCACCTGTGATTATCAATAGTGGTAAGCGCTGTGCAAAGCATAACAAGGTTGTAGGTGGTGCAGAGTTCAGTCAGCATGTACTGGGTACAGCGGCTGATGTAGTAGTGAAGGGTAAGACACCTGTAGAGGTACATGAGTACTTAACAGGTAAGTATCCAAATGCTCTAGGTATCGGACTCTACAACACCTTTGTGCATGTAGATGTACGTAAGAAGAAAGCTCGTTGGTAAGCTATGGCTTATTCAAGTGCAATGTACAGATGGCACTTCGTGTATCCGGATATTGTACTAGTTCAGGATGGTAATAGTCCGGAGTTAGTTACATTGGATTCACTAGGTGCAGCATTAGGTGAAACTGCAGTATCTCTGAAAGCAATCATCGAGAACTTCTCCGTGACAATTGGTGCTGAGGTTCCTGCTGGTAAGTCCTTAGCTAAACAATGGTTAACTGTTGATGTAGCTTCAGGTGCTGTTACTGGTGCACAGGATTGTTGTACCTTAGCAGATGCTTGGAGAGTACTAGAGGTTACTGAAGCGTTGTAACTACAGATGTGTTGGTGTACTTAGGTTCTTCTTAGGAAGCACTTAGGTGCACCTATTATTTCTCAGGTGCACGGGTGTGTTCTTAGGTGCATGTTGTGTTGTGTGTTGTTC